ATGTTCCAACCGTGCAAAACAACCTGATCGTTTCTGACGTGTCTCGTTTTGTGCTTTGTTTTGGCGTTAACCCTTCGGGTTCCGCCTCTATGGATCCCATGTTGATTCGCTGGTCCGACCAAGAAGACCCCACCAATTGGGCTCCTGCGGCCACCAATCAAGCCGGCGATTTGCGCTTATCTATTGGCTCCAGTATTGTTACAGCTCGCCAGACTCGTCAGGAAATACTGGTTTGGACTGATGCAGCGCTGTATTCGCTACAGTATCTTGGAGCTCCTGCCGTGTGGGGCGCTCAAACGGTTGGCGAAAATATCTCCATCATGTCGCCAAATGCGACGGCAACCGCCAACAACATTACGTACTGGATGGGTGCGGATAAGTTTTATAAGTACGACGGTCGCGTGCAAACTTTGCGCTGTGATTTACGACAGTTTATTTTTCAGAATTCCGACCCGGCGCTATCTTTAAATCGCGAGCAGTCTGGACAGGTGTTTGCCAGTACGGTTGAGGCTTTTAACGAAGTGTGGTGGTTCTATTGCTCTCAAGAACAAGATTACCCCAACCGTTATGTAGTCTACAACTATGTTGAGGATGCTTGGTACTATGGCACAATGGCCCGCACCGCTTGGCTGGATAGCGGTCTAAACGCTGTGCCTATTGCCGCTACACCCAATAGCTACTTAACCTCTCAAGAAACCGGTGTGGATGACGGGGAAACAGGTACTTTATTGCCCATCGAGGCTTATGTTACGTCCTCCGAGTTTGACATTGATGACGGCCATAACTTCGGATTTATTTGGCGTTTGCTACCGGATTTGACGTTCCGAGGATCTACATCTGAAACGCCGGTTGCTAACTTCTCTTTGTTGCCCATGCAAAACTCGGGATCTGGTTACAACAACCCCACTTCAGTTGGTGGTGTTAATAATCAAAACGTATCCCGAATAGCAACCGTTCCAATTGAGAAATTTACAGGGCAAATTTATACCCGCGTTCGAGGCCGCCAACTTGCGATGAAGATTTAGTCTACTGCTTTGGGCACAACTTGGCAGCTAGGCGCTCCACGTATTGACATCCGTCCGGATGGGCGTCGGTAATGGCTAACGTCGTTACATCTGAATTCGAGCTTACGCGGGGCATCTCCCCTCGATTGCCCGTTGCTACGCCCGATTACAGCCAGCAGTATCAGGATCAGCTCAACAATATCCTGCGCTTGTACTTCAACCAAATCGACAATACATTCCAGCAACTTTCGTGGAATAAGCCAATCGCATATCTGGATTTTGATACAACTAGCACACCTAGCGTACACCAGACTGGCAGAATAGACTGGGACCCAGATGACGCAACGCTTGAGCTGGACATGGAGTACGGTGTTGTCCAACAGATCGGGCAAGAGACCTATGCCCGCGTAAGTAACAACACTGGGTCTACCATTCCCAACGGCACGGTTGTCGGATTTGCTGGAGCAACGGATGCCTCCATAAGGGTAACGCCTTACCTTGCGGATGGCTCACAGTCCTCGCTTTATATATTAGGTGTTATGACCCACGATCTTCCGGATACGGGGGAAAAGGGCTACTGTACGGTCTGGGGTTTTGTGCGGGATGTGAATACAAGCGGCTTTAGCCAAGGCGATATTCTGTACGCTTCTCCCAGCGTAGCCGGGGCATTTACAAACATCAAGCCGACGGCACCCAATAATGTCGTGGTGGTTGCGGCGGTTGTAAAGGTCGGAACTACCGATGGTATTATCTTTGTGCGTCCCACCATTATGACGCAGAAGTACTACGGTACGTTCACCCGTACAACCAACTATGCCCCTGCGGTCGCTAACACCGCCTACGCTGTTCCGTTTGACTCAACGGTTATTGCTAATGGTATATCTGTGGGTACACCTACGTCTCGCATAGTAGTGGCAGACTCGGGTTTTTACAGTATTGCGTGTACTTTGCAGTACTCCAGCAGCAACTCATCGGCTAAAAACGCATACGTATGGCTCCGCAAAAACGGTACAGATGTTCCTCAATCTTCTCGGTTGGTGTCAGTGGACACTAACGGCGGTTATCGTCTTGGGATTGTGAACGAATCAATCTCGCTACTTGCGGGCGACTATATTGAGATTATGGTTGCGGTTACAAATACTGCAATTACTCTGGCGGCGGTTGGTGCCACCGCGTTTGCTCCCGGCTCCCCTGCTGCTAACCTGACCATCCAGCAGATTCAGGAATAAGGAAAGATTATGGCGACACGTTCAGAAGCAGAATGGCAAGAGATTGTTGGCGGCGGCTATACTGGAGCACTTGGAAGAACACCCGATCAATCGGAAATAAATTACTGGGTCAATACCGCCATGAATAGCGGGCTTAGTGATCAAGAACTAGTAAACGCTTTTAACAATGCTGCCGCTATTGAAATAGCAAGTCGCACCCCAGCTTCAGGCCCCGGTCCGGCCCCCACAATAGCTCCCTCGGGCCCAGGCCCAGCTCCCACAATAGCTTTATCAGGTCCTGGTCCAGCTCCTGCAATGGCTCCATCAGGTCCTGGTCCGGCTCCTGCGCAAACCTTTACTTCGACACAGGCACCTACCGCCCCTGCTACACCGCCACTTGTTCCTACCCGTTCAAATGCGGAGTTGGAAGCTACCGTTCGTGGCGCTTACCAGACAGGTCTAGGAAGAACGCCCGATCAATCAGAGGTGAATTACTGGGTTGGCCTCGCTAACAGCGGCCTGAGCGACCAAGAAATAGTAAACGCATTTCAAAATGCAGCACAAGCAGAGCTTGCGGGCAGGGGCACGCCCGTTGAAATGACGGATGCAATAGATGAGCCGCTTGCGTTCCAAAAGCAAAGCGCCACTAGCGACCCAGAAGCCGGTTGGGATGAAGCCATTCTTGGTGCCTATAGCGACATCCTTGGAAGAACGCCCGCCCAGAATGAGGTTGATTACTGGAAGGGAGTCGCTCGTAGTGGTGTTACGGGTAATGACTTATTAAATGCATTTCAGAATGCGGCTCAAGATGAATTAAATAAGAACACCTATGAAAATTTGGTTCTTGACCAATACGCAAATATTGGTCGAACTGATGTTGGTAGCGAGTTATCTAACGTAGATCAAGAGGGATTAGATTGGTGGGTAAGTCAACTCGAATCAGGCGCCATCGCACCAGAAAACTTTGAGCAAACCTTTAACAGCGCTGTTGCTAACTTTGTAACCCAAAACCCAGAGAACGAATATAGCCAGTATGTTTCCAACTATTTGCAAGAAAATGACCCTCGTTTTGCGGGTATTGCAAAACTTTATGAAGAAACACTTGGTCGAGAAGCCGATCCTCAAGGGCTTGTAAATTGGTACTCGCAGTTTGGGGCCGACATCAGTGATGAAGAGCGCACAGCTTTCTTGCAAGCTGCCGCACCGGAAAGGGTTCAAAATCTATACGAATCAGTCCTAAACAGAGAAGGCACGCCAGAAGAAATTCAGGCTTGGGTAGATGCTGGTGTTGACCCTTATAGGTTAGAGGAAACATTTAAAGAAGCGGCGGCTCCTGAGGTTCGCAAGAATAGTTTGCCGACTGTTGTCTCTGGGATCATCGAAGACGACATGATCTCTTCGGCAGAGGCCTTTGAGCTTAAATCGCTTGCGAATGAGTTTGATCTTACTTTGGAGCAAATTGCCGAGCTTTCCGGCGTTGATAAGTCTGTCATCGATCAAATATTTGGCAAGGCCAATACAACTATAAGCGGCGTTATTAAAAATGCACAGACCGCTTTTGAAAGTGGAGACACAGCCAACCTTAAAAATAATGCGGGCTATTTAATAAACTTGATCGACACTGGGGCTGCCTCTTATAAAGATATTGCAGACCAGTCTGGCGGTGTTTGGACGGAGCAAAGTGTAAAAGAGTATATAGAGCCGCTTAGAACGTTTGGCACGGACGTTTCTAAGTTGCTTAAAGACCCAAATGCTTCCTCAGGCGACATTAAAGAATTTTTAGACCAATACGATTCCGATCAGGTCCGTCTGTTCTACGGCGATGACATATTTAATACGCTTCGCAGTTCAGCCGATAAGTCTTATGAGGGCAATTACGGCGGATCAGGCACCAAGACTCTTAACCCGCTGGCTGTGGATAACGTCTACAACCAAATAATGGCGCAGTACAACGCTGGTACATCTCAATACTATGGCGGAGAGGGTTTTGGATCTGCTCAGGCCAACATATTGGACATGGCCCAAAACTTGGTTGCGTCTGGCGTTACGGATATTAGTCAAGTTGGGCGCAATGAGAGCGGGATCATCAATAAGAATACGGGCGAACAAATACTATCCAATTATGGAGAAAGAACAGGCGGGGACGCTTGGTCTGGGACTTATGCTGGCAGTGGTAATACCGCGTATCGCGTTTCTTTTGATGACAAAGGAAACCCAATTTTCTACACAAGTGGGGCATCTAGTAGTGACATAGGTGGATTACAAGCGATTATCCAAATTGCTTCCATCATTCCCTCTCCCATACAACCATTTGCTCAGGCCGCAAATGCCGTTATTTCATTAGAACAGGGTAATTATGTTGGGGCCATTCTTAGCGGCTTAAGTGCGGCTGGAACTTACGGCGCCCAAGTTGGCACAAAAGTAAATGCACTGAGTCAGGCGGGAGAGATTGCGGCCGCAACCGATTTGGCAAATACTTTTGGTGGAACATTAGCGGCTAACTTGCAAGGCATTAGAACAGCCACAACCGTAGTGTCTGGTTTAAACGCAATTGACAAAGGAAACTTAGCGGGTGTTTTTGCTGCTGCGTCTAATCTGTACAAAACATACGGCGACTCGTCCGCAGAAGGTGCTCTTAGTAAAGCTACTGGAATTAGCGAGAAAAACATTGATACCGGAATTAAACTTGCAAACGTTGGCTTTGCGATTGACGCGGGTGACGGCGCTGGAATGTTGTACGCCTTGGGCGAGTTAACCTCA